CCCCGTTCGATCAATCGCCGGTGAAGTGGCGGGCGGTCTTGCGACGGGTATCGCGGCGTCGGCGGGGGCTAGCTTAACGGCTTCGCGTTTTATCCCGCAGGCGGCTTCAGGCGCTCGTGGCCTTGCCATGCGCGCTGGCGCGGGTGCGCTTGATGGTGTCGCATACGGGGCCACGCAAGGGGCGCTTTCCGCGCGTTCTGGTGAGCGTGGAGAGGGCGCGGCGACGGGCGCTATGATTGGGGGCGCGGCAGGCGTGGCGGCCCCTGTCGTTGGCGCTACGCTCCGCAAGGGGGCGGATGTATTGCGCCTGTCTCCTGTCGCGGATCGCGCGCGGGATCGCATCGCCTATCTGTTGCAGCGCTCGCGCATGTCACCGGACGATGTGAAACGCTCTCTAGCGGAAGCGCGCGCCGATGGCCAACCTGAATTCACCATTGCAGACGCTTTGGGCAGATCAGGCCGAAACGAGGCGGGCCGCTTGTCGCGTACGGCGTCCGACTTTGGCGACGATATGTTTCGACAGGCAGAACAGCGGCAGCTTGGCGCATCGCGACGTGTCGGCACGATGCTCGATGAAGCGGCGACCGGACAGCCGGGGCGCACGGCGCAAGAGGTTCAAGGCAAAATTCTTGCCGTTCGCGGGCAAGAGGCAAAGGTGAATTACGACGCCGCACGGCAAGCGGCAGGCGCAGTAGACGTGTCAGGCGCGATCAAGGCGGCAGATGACTTTTTGCAGCCGGGTGCGTCCGCAATGCTTCGCCCGCAAAGCGGCATCGCTGACGACAGCGTTGAAAGCGCCGTCCGGCGCGCTCGTGCCTTCCTTTCCGATGGCAAATCGCAAGTTACTAATTTTGATGCGGCCTTGCGTGCCAAGATTGAAATTGACGCGATGATTGAGCGTGCAGCGCCTTCCGTGCAGAGGCAATTGATCGCGGTACGAAACGCGCTCGACGGCGCACTTGAGCAGGCTTCCGCCCCATACGCGCAGGCTCGCAATGCCTTCCGGTCTGCCTCTCAAGCGGCAGATGCCGTTGATACCGGCGCGGACATGTACCGCAGCGGGCGCTTCGAAGATAACGTCAACAAGTTTGGCGCAATGGACCCGCGACAGCAGGCGGCGGCTAAAGTCGGCTACGCTAGCCGTGCTGTGGAAGACGTGCGCGGTAATCCAGAAGCCGACGCCACGAAGCCTTTGCGCGGGCTCGATCGGCAGGAAGAACTCGGCGCAATGTTCGGGCCGGACATCAACCGCAAGATCGGGCGCGAGCGCACCATGTTTGAAACCTATGGCGAAATTGCCAAAGGTTCGCAGACAGCAGGTCGCATTGCGGAAGATGTGGCAGGCGACGGCATGGGCGCACAAGTCGGCGGCGTTGTCATGGACGCCGCGACATTCAACGGACCCGGCATCGCGCGCCGCGCTCTTGACGCTGGCCTTTCGGCTCTTCGTGGCGAAAGCGAAGGTACAAAGCAGGCCATCGCTCGCATCATCATGTCAAATCAACCTGAAACGGTTGATGAACTGCGGCAAATGCTCATGGCGCGCGGTGTCTCAAACCGCAACATCGACACCATCGTTCGCTCGCTCATGCTGTCTACGGGCCAAACCATAGCCGCCCAATAACAAGCGCTGTCATCAAAATAGCCATCTCGAAAACAAGACCCCAGGTCAAGGGCGGCGGGCCGTAATCGGTCAAGCCGAACCAAGTCTTGCGCGGGTACTTCGGCGGCTTTGGCGGCGGTATCGGCGTGTGACCTTCCGATTTCCATTGATCGGGGGGCAGATCGATTTGCTTCATATCTTCCTCGGAGTCTGACAAATGCCACGTTCAGGCGGTGTCTATACCTTGCCATCCGGTTACACGGCTGTCACGGGCGCGACCATCACGGCAACACAACACAACACACCACTAGAGGATATCGCTTCCGCGTTGACGGATAGTTTGCCCGTCGATGGGACAAAAGCAATGACCGGCGAATTGCTTCTGTCTGGCAATGCCGCGAATAACCTTGGCGCGGTTCCCAAACAGCAACTTGATGCGACGGTGGCTGGCCTGTTGCCAAAGTCTCTCGTTGTCGTCGCCACAACCGCCAATATCACGCTTTCTGGCGAGCAGACAATTGACGGCATCCTAACATCCGCAAGCCGTGTGCTTGTGAAGGATCAATCCACGGCCAGCCAGAACGGTATCTATGTTTCCGGCGCAGGCTCGTGGACGCGCGCAACCGATATGGACGCTTGGGCCGAAGTGCCCGGTGCGCTTGTCATCGTGTCGCGCGGTACGACGCAGGGTGACACCGCATGGCTTGGCACGGCAGACGCAGGCGGTACGCTTGGATCAACGTCGGTGACGTTCTCGCGTGTCGGCGTGTCGGACGGCGACCGTGGCGACATCACAGTATCAGGCAATGGCGCGACGTTTACAATCGACAACAACGCCGTGACCTATGCCAAAATGCAAGATGCCAGCGCGGGGAACGTTGTCCTTGCTCGCGCAGCGGCCACAAGCGGCGATTATGCCGAGGTGTCCCTTGCCGCGTCTCGTCTTCTCGGTCGCGGATCGACAGGCGACATTGCGGCAATCTCTTTAGGGACTGGCCTCTCGTTTTCTGGCACGGTTTTAAGCGCATCAGGGGGCATCCTCGACACGCAAACTTTCACTGCAAATGGCACGTGGAACAAGCCCGCGTCAGGCACGTGGCTTCTCCTTGAAGGCGTTGGTTCTGGCGCGGGCGGCGGCGGCGGCGGTTCTGGCGGTACGCAAGGCGCGGGCGGCGGCGGCGGCGGCGCGGGTGTCGCTGGTTGGTACTTGTTCCGGTTGGCCGACTTGGCAGCAACCGAAACTGTTGTTGTTCCGGCAGGCGGAACGGGCGGAGCAACCGCAACTAACGGCGGCGCGGGAAGTGACGCTTCGTTCGGGTCTTGGGCTATCTTTCGCGGCGGGGCGCTGGGCGGCGGCGGCACGGGAACCACACCGGGCACGGCAGGGGATGGCGGTTCGGGCGGCGGCGGCGGCGGCGGCAACAGTGGAACGGGTGGCAACGGAGGAGCGGCGGGCAACGCCGGGACCGCTGGCGGCAGTGGGGGAGCAGGTGGAAACGGTGTTCGTTCAAATTCTGTCGTGGCGGCTGTCCCGCGCATCGCTCAACCGGGCGGCGGCGGTGGCGGCGGCGGGAGAACCGGCACCACGACGGTTGCCGCTGGCGGAACGGGCGGCGCAGCCACCTCTTGGCTAGGCGCAGGCGGCGCGGGCGGCGCGGCGGTCAACGGAACAGGCGCTGCCGGGTCAAATGCGACAGGGCCTGGCGGCGGTGGTGGCGGTGGTGGCGGTGGCGTGACAGGTGGCGCGGGCGGCAACGGCTTTCGCGGTGAAATCCGCGCCTACGTGTTTTGAGGTGGCATCATGACAGACCAGATCATCAGCCTCATTGACGCTGACAACATCCTTCGTATGCGCACCATCGGGGGCGATGCCGATTGGTCGCCGCCCGAGGGCTATACGGCCATCGAGGCAGACGGCCAGATCGGCCAGCGCTGGAACGGTTCGGCGTTTCAAGACGTGCCGGTTGTCTTGCCCGTCCCTTCCACTATCTCGCGTCGTCAATGCGCTCGTGGGATGCTGGCACGCAGCCTTATCAGTGGGGCCGAAGCGCTGGCGATGACGCAGACCGGGGCAATGCCCGCGCTTGTGGACGCCATGGTTTCGGGCCAGCCGGATGAAACCCTGATCCGCATCGACTTTGCGGCGGACACTTACGAGCGGGGAAACCCGCTTCTCAATCAGTTGATGACCGGCGCGGGATACTCGCCCGTTGAAATTGACGACTTTTTCCGCGAGGCGGCTGCGCTTTGAGGGGTTACTTGCACCGCTTGTAAACGGTGGTCACTGGCAAGGCCAGTAAACCCGATCTTCAAGAATGTCGATTTCTTGCGTGTCTTCCCATCCGGAATTCGCGTCCATCACGATAGAGGTCGAAAGCACAACAATCGTCTTCCCGTTTGTTTTGCTTCGGTAAACAAGCCCGTTCAACCCAGTACCGGAAGAACCAGCGCTGTCGTAATCTTCTCTGGCGTTTGGCGACACCACGGTAAGCCCGCCGCCTTTTGAATAGATCAACTGAAATTCATCGTTTGAGCCAGAGCAAAGTTTTGCTTGGTCGGATGCTTTCGCTTGTGGCGACGGCGAAACGATGAAAGCGAGCGAGAGAAATGCAATGGCTGACGTTAGCGAGCGTGACATTGACATTGTTGCGCGGACCATCCTTGGGGAGGCGTTGAACGAGCCGTATACTGGCAAGATCGCCGTTGCGAGCGTCATCGCCAATCGGGCGGCTACAAACTACGCTAAATATGGCTTTTCTCCAGCCGATCAGGCTTTGGCTGGAAACGGCCGCCAGTTCAACAACTGGATGAAGACCATAAATGGCAGGGCAAACGGCGCTTATTCCGCAACGATGTTACCCGCATCCGATCCGCGTTATCAAGAGGCGCGGTCTATCGCTGAAGGCGTGCTGAAGGGCGTCATCCCCGATCCTACAGGGGGCGCAACACACTATTACAATCCAAACATTGTTCGCCCCGCATGGGCGCGCGAGATGACAGCCAAAGGCGAAACGCGGATTGGCGACCACGTATTTGGCACCGTTGCGCCTGGCGTTCAAATGGATCGGGGGATGGCCCCGGCCGGCTCAACATCCCCAGGCAAGGCGGCAGACAGTGTCGACAGGTACGCCGAACGCGCTTCCCTGATGCGGCCGCGCGGCTTCCCAACGGGCAAGCCGGGTGAATTGGGTGGCGTTCCTTTCGGCCTTGTTGCCGCCCCTGCATCTTCGCGCGCCATCAGCACCGCCACGCAGCCGCCTTCGACTTTTCAACAGATCGCCTCTTGGCTTTCGAACATTGCGGACCGCGCGAATAACCCTAACCCGCGCCCGCCCGTTGACGTGCCGAAAATTCAGGATCGTATCGCGCCCGAGCAGTGGGGCGGGCCACTCTACACGTCAAGCGCCACGCCGCTTTCGTCCGGCATGAGGCGCACGCCAACCGGCACCGGCACCAAAGCCGCGCCTGTCGCGCCTGTCACCCGCGCGACGCTCCCCGGACTGTCTACCGCGATGCGGACCAATGCGCAGGACGCTATAGATACCGCCCGTCGTCCTGCCCCGTCGCGTTCCAGCGCCGCAAGCATGGACGCCACATTTGCTTCGTTCAAGCCGTCCGGACCCGATCCGCTTTCATTGGCAGACACGCGCGTCAGCGACAGGTTCGTTGCGCCAAACCCGTTTTCTTTCAACATCGGCGACAATCAAGCCGCTCGTGCTCCCCGCATCACGCCACCGACCAGTGGTGCGCGAATGACAGTCCGGAACGTGAACGCAAGTGTCGCCCCGCTAGCCATGGGGACGCTCGCGCGCGCCGCGTCTTCCGGCATCGGCATGGCGGCTTCTGGCGTGGCTCGTGGCGCGCAAAATGCAGTTGCCCGCATCATGACGCCGCCCGCTCCTGCAAAGCCCGTCATGACCGGCCTGAAAGGCGCTATAGGCGATCCGCGCCGCATGGACCTAGCGGGTGGCGTGCCGGGTGCGCGCCCCGCTCCCAAGCCAGTCGTCACGCAAAAGCCAGCGGCGGCAGTCCCTGCCCTTCCCCGCCCCGTCGTGGTCCGGACCGTGCCGCCACCGACGCCAGCCGTCATGTCGCCTGAACGCAGCACGCCGAACGCCTTTGAGGCGTCAGGAATGCGGCAGATCGGAACCGCGCCCAGCGGGGCCGCGCTCTATTCCAACGGAAACGGCCAAGTCTTCGCTGGCAAGGCTCCGTCAAACGCGCTCGGCGGCATGGGCTTTGGCGGTGGCGGCGGCTCGTTCCGAGGCGTCAACAACTATTGAGGACACAATGAACCGCAAAGCCTTTTATGACAGCGTTCGCGGCACGTTGTTCGGCGGTTCCCTCACGTCCGAACAGGTCGCGGGGATGGACGCGATCCTGAACGAGTGGAATCGGCGCGATCTGACCTTTGCGCCGTACCTCGCTTACATGCTGGCGACGGTCTTTCACGAGACGGCGCGCACGATGCAGCCCATCCGTGAGAAGGGCGGGCCTGCCTATTTCGCCAAGTACGAAAGACGGCGCGACCTCGGCAACACGCTACCCGGCGATGGCGTCAAGTTCCATGGGCGCGGCTTCGTGCAGCTTACCGGGCGGGCGAACTATGCCAAGGCATCGGCCAAACTGAACGCCGATTTTCTCGCCAATCCCGACGCCGTGATGCAGTTGAACTATGCCGTCCTGATCTTGTTCGACGGCATGTTGGACGGCTGGTTTACGGGCCGGGAACTGGCTGATTATCGCAACGGCGATGCGTTCGATTATGTCGAGGCGCGGCGCATCATCAACCCTCGCGACCGGGCGAAGCTGATCGCCAGTCATGCAGAGCGCTTTGCAGATGCAATTGAGGCGGCGGAATCCGCGCCTGCCAGTGGTCCGGAAAAGCCGGACAACTCCCCGCCCGCCACCATTCCGGAAATTCCGGATAGTTCACCGCAAGCGCCCCGCTCGTGGTGGCGTCGTTTCATTGATTGGCTGACACGAAAGGATTGACGCCATGAAACAGGTTCTTGATCTGATTCTTGAAAAACTGCCACCCATCCTTGAATCCCTCGCGCTTGATCCGATCAAGACAAGTCCAGACCAAGCGGCATCGAACGCCAAGGTCATCACTGACGGCATCGTCAAGGAAGTAACGAAAGCCATAGCCGCCGCACCAGAACCGAAGAAGCCCGCGTGGCAGTCAAAGACGATCCTCACCGGCCTTGCGCTGGCGATCGCCCCTGTCGCGCTCGATTACCTCGCTGGCGTGGACTGGACCGCGTATCTGCCGCCGAACGCCGCAATCATCCTGTCGGGCTTGTTGATGATCGGCCTGCGGCTCATCACTCGCAAGCCGGTGGCGTGACATGACCGATCCAGATTTGCGCGAGCGCCTTGTCCGTCTCGAAACCGAGATGGAGCACATGACGGCCAAACTCGACGACGTGTCGAAGAAGGTCACGCTTCTGGTTGACCTGTTGAACCAAGCCAAGGGCGCGCGATGGGTCATCGCGGGCATGGCTGCAATAGGTGGCTTCGTCGCCGCCAAACTAGCCCCGCTTGTCGGATTCCTGCCACGATAGGAGGACTGCTCATGTCCCGCCTAGTCGCCGTCGTCATTGATCCTCGACAGCCGGACACTCGCGAGCGTGTGCAGGGCTTCAAGTCCCTGCGCGCCGCTGTTGCCTGTCGGAAGGCCATTGCATGACAAACCCCGTCCCGCCCTCTCTCGTGCTCAAATCAGCCGCTGCCGCCAATTTTCAACAGGTCGTTGCGATCGGCGTGCAGACCGACGGCTCGGTAAAAATCATTCAATCGGCGGAGTCTTCGGGGCTGGTCGAGCAAGTGGCAAGGGCTGTGCTTGCTGCCGACGCTCAATCTCGTAATTCAGGTATTCCCGCGCCTTGAGTAGGTTCTCAATGGGGTCGCCCTTCTGATCCGCGCGCCAAACGTACTTGACGACATTCCCTAGGCAAAAGTTCATGTGCTTCGTAATTTCGATGCACTCAATGCCGGAAGGATGACCCGTGTAATGCGGCGGGTGGTGTACGGTGTCGGTCAAGGCTTTGCCCACTGGTAACTCCGCGAAATGCTGTTGCATTCTTATCAAGAACGAAGTTTCTTCATGCGTTGCGATGCCGGTCATCCCCGCATCTCCTTCACAAATGACGGCCAACGCTTCTCGCGCTTGTGCCATGTGTAAGCGGCAAGGATCGCCGCTCGCGCCTCGTCTCTGAACTGTGGCCACATCGTGCATGGCCTCGTCTCTCCATGCGGGCATTCACAGTACACGCAGTATCCACGGTCATTGCCGGATGAAATGGATTGACCGGCTGAACGGCATAACGCGCGGGCAACTTCGTCAGTCATTTCGCCTCCAGTGCTTTGATTGACGCCAGTATCTCCCGCGCTGCCTGCTTGGCGGCTTTGTACGGATCAGCGTCAAGCGCGCCGTGGTCGTTGATGACTGAGATATAGCCTTCGATCAGCCGGATCGCTGATGCGAGTGTCTGCGCGTGCGCTTCTTCTCGCTCCCACATCAACGGGTGAACCACGCGGTGGAACACCGAGATTGCGTAGTCCCGTAGGGTCACGTCCATGTCTTGGACGTCTTCCAGCGCCTCGATAATCGCCTCAACTGGTTTCGCGGAATAGTCGGCATCGATCAGGTCGGATAGATCGGTCATTTCATCGCCCTCACTTTTTCGAGCGCGTCGCGGGCCATGCGGAGCGAGCATGGGCATTCGCAGAGCGACGAACATGAGCACGCGTGGACTTCCAGCGCCTCCACCAGCATTTCGATGGCGTCGGCGGCTTGCTCTTGTATCGGCGTGGACGGGAAGCGCCTCACAAATTCATTCGGGTTGTCAGGCTCTTCACTGCCTCCGACCGGGCCTAGCCCGTCCGTAATCGGGATGCGATAAATACCGCGCAACCTGTCAACGATGGGCAATGTGTCGGTCATTCTGCGGCCTCGTAGGTTTCGTGAAAGTAATAGTCGCACATTGCAACAAAGCCCTTGGCCTTGTCTCTAACTATCCAGAATCCAGGCGGCACGTATTCAGACATTGCGCGCTGCGCTTCAAAAATAACCGAGTAAATTCCGGTTTTCTGGTCGAAGCTGACGCCTGCTTTAAATGCGCCGCTTGCCATCAACCAATCAATGATTGGCCCATGATCGCCGTTCCCCGCGTAGAACATCGCTTCCGGCTGGAATTTGGCGCGGTAGGTTTTTGCCCTTGGGGCCGCATTTTCTTCGTCAGGAAATCGAATTATTTCGCGCAGTTCTTCTTCAATTTGATTTTGCGCGAATTCCTTAGCGTCAGCGAATGTTAAACTGGCGGCTTCAAGCGCTACTCGGTCCAAACGTTCCACAAAATATGAATCATTCTTTTTATGCGTGATCCGAAACACCGCGCTCCCAATCAACCCGTAGCAATGCGGGTCCGATATGACGTAGGTGCCCTGAATCCAATCACCCCAAGTTATGCGCTTTACCGCGACCATCACACGGCCTCCTTCTTGCTGCGGGGCGCTTCGCCCATGGTTCGGACCTTCTCAAGCGCGGCGCGGGCGTTCGCCATGCTGTCAAGCGTCACGCCTCCGGCATCCCACATCATCGTTACGTAGTTCAGCGCCTCGTACAGCGTCTCAATCGCTTCGGCGGCTTGCTCTTCGTGGATGACTGCGCGAAAGCTGCCTGCTTGAAAGCTGCCGTGGCCCCCATAGCCGTGCATCACAATCGGGACACCGTGGCGAAGACGGGCGGCGATGGGTAGAAATGTGCGGGGTTTGCCGGTCATTCTGCGGCCTCCTTTTCCGTTACAATTCGGCTGTTAAGCTATTGAAATTTAGTCCTTGATTTTTGGCTCGGTTACAGTGAAAGATGCTGTAACATCAATGACCTCCCTAGTCTGGGGGACTAGGGGTCGTGGGTTCGAATCCCGCCGCTCCGACCAATACTTAGCTGATTTCGGCAGGTGTCTGTTACAGTGGCTTGTTACATTTTTCATCCCGCTTTTGTTCCCGAATCTCTTCGTAAGCGCGCTTCTGTTGATCGTGCAATTCCGCCATGTAGGCCTTGATTTTGTCCCTCTCGTTGTACGTTAAGGGGGTCAACTCGCGCCGTAGCCCTTCTGCAAAAGCCGTCCAAAGCCGTTTAATCATTAGCCTTCCCCTTTCCCGAATCCTTGAGCGCGCGGATGGCGTTACGCACTTCCTCTAAGGCTTCCTCTGCTCGCATAAGACAATCAGTCACTGACTCCGCGCCGTCGCCCTCGTAATAGGCCCAGCATGTCAATTCCGCCGCAATGCTGCGCAACTTTGCTTCGACCTTAGATTCCGCCTCTTCCAGCGCATCAGCGCGGGCGGTGGCGAGGGCGTCGAGCAACGCCGCGATGTTGTCGGGCGAGCAGCGGGCGATATGGTCTGCGTCTTCTCTTTCAATATAGACGTATGCGCCGAGGTTGAGGGCCTCGTCTAAAGCCACGACTTCTAAGGGGCTTTTAAATGCAGGGTGCCAGCGAGTAGATACTATTTCCCGGCCTAAATTCTGAACAACTCGCCACGGCCCCGGCGTTACGCCTTCCAGTCCGGCGCGCAGATCAGCGCGCAGCTTTTCAACATCAATGGTCATGCTTTCCCCTTATTCCGTTGGTGTTCGTCAAGCCTTGCGATAGCCGCCTCTGCCAGTGCTCGCGTCCGGCTGAGATAGACCTCTAGAATCCGCGTCGCCGATGCCAGCGAATGGCCGGTGATCGAGCAAATCTCCGGCACGCTGCATCCCGTCTCCGCAAGCATCGTGACTGCGGTGCCGCGCAGGTCGTGGTAGTGCAGATCGTCCTTGATACCGCTCGCCTCAAATGCCGCTGCCCACGCTTTCTTGAACGCATCGGCGCTCCACGGTCGGCCTGACTTGCGCGTGAGGATGTAAAGCCCCCTGCCCTCGATGCCCTCTAGAATGCCCCGCAAAGCCTTCGTGGCGGGGATGTAGATCGCCCTGCGGCGTCGGGCCTTGGACTGCGTGACGGTCAGCCCCTTGCCGTCCCATGCGGCCCATGTGAGACGCAATAGATCGCCCTGGCGTTGCCCGGTGTGCAAAGCAAGCTGCATCGCCAATACGATTTCAGCCGGTGCGCTCGCCTCCATTGCCTCGACGTGATGCGGCAGCCAGATCAGGCTGGAGCGGTCCACACGATAGGCGCGCTTGAAGCCATGAAGCGGATTGTCGGTAATCAATCCACGATCCCGCGCCCATCCTAGAACACGCTGCAAAGCCGCTAATCGAGCATCAGCGGCGCGCGGATATTTCAACGCCACACGGTCGCGCCAGTCAAGAAAATCGGCCCTCATTCGCGGATCTGACAGCGCCTCAATCTCGAGCGCTCCGTATTCCTTGCCAACAGCCGCTAGATTGATCGCCATTATCGAGCGGGTGCTGTCTCGCAGCGCTGCCCAATCGGAAGACGAGCAAAACCGGTCGATCAAGCGAGCGATGTTGTCAGCGCCTTTGGGAGCCATTGCAGCTTCTGCCGCGCGCCACGCCTCAACAAACTCGGCGCTGGTCGGGTCGTCTGGCAACCGCGTGCCGGTCGGGCGGTGATAAAAGTGCGTGCGGGTGCCGCCGTCTGCCAAGCGACGCTTGATCTTGTGTATGTGGCGCAGTCTAGTTACCACGCGCATGACGGGCAGCCCTAAAGCGGTCCAAGGCGGTTACTGGCGTATCCTGCGCAGCAGGCGGCGCGGTGACAATCACCACGCGGCCGTCAGGGCCTATCTCGGCACGAGTGACCGTCAGCCCCTCTTCGCGGATGACCCGGACGGCTCTACGCAAGCGAGTGGTGGCGCGCTCGGTCATGGCTTACCCGCCAGTCCGCAGTAACCCACTTCGTTGCGGATGTTCTCGATCTGCCTGTCGCCCTCAACGTGTCTCGAAAGCTGCGACACCCAGCGCCAAGCCATGCACTTACTGGCAATGCAACAGTCGGGAACATACGTGATGCCGACCTGATCATTGTGCATGTCGTAGTTTGGCACACCTAACCGGATGTGAGGGCATATCTTCGTGTGCGCCTGCTCTTCCGTCAAAAAGCTGGGGTGATGGCTCATCTTTCAGCATCCTTGATCGCGGCGGCCTGTGCGTAAGAAAGAGACTTGCCGGCGGCTTCGCGGCCACCGGCCACGCATTTCATGCAGCGCACTTTCCATTTTTTGGGGCCGGTCCTGTTCTTCCAACGAATGATCTCGAAGAACCTTGCGCCGGCCTCGACCCAGCAGTTACAGTCGCCACATCGCCCGGGATATTGATTGCGCATCACTTGCCCTCCGGTGGCATGGGGAGATGTTGCCAGTGGGTCGGTGGATTGGCGCGGCAGTCCGAAATGCTATGTCGACTGCCAATGGTCCAAATCCAAAACGGACGCGGGCGTTTTGAATACCTGTCACGGTCCCACCACCCAATCGCGCGGCGGTTTTTTCCCGGTATCCACAGCAATACGTATTCACCATGCTCCTTCGGCGCTGTCTCAATCGGCTGCCACACCGGCAGCGCGGGGAGGATCAAGTCATCAACGATCATGCCGACGCTGGCTCTTGAAAAACCGTCCGGCATCCGTTCGTAAAGCGCGTTAATCCATTCATCGCGGGTCATGGCTGCGCCTCCTGCGCATCAATGTTGCGGTGGTCGGCAACGAATGAATAGGCGGCAACCCACTGGTTGGCCTCCCACGCGGCGGGGCCGTTGATCAGCTCCCACGTTCGCCTAAATGCACCCGTGGCGTTCCAGCCATAAAGGAAGTCAACCCCGCCAGTCCAAGCACCGTGGCTCTCGTCATCGGGGTTATAATTCTGCACCATACCTTCAGCTTTGGCGTCTTCCTCGCTGATGTCCTGGAGCCGCTCGACGCGAACAGATGTCACTGTCAACGTGATCCGCGATGCCCATCGGGGCATGAACCGCCCGTGGCGATAGCGGCCACGGCACCCGTCATTCGGTTCGGAACTATAGTCGGCCTCAAATGAGACCAAAGCGCCGCGCGGCACGTCTCGCGGCGGAAGGGGATCAAACCGCGCCTCACTTCGCCACGCCTCGCGGACCCAAAGCCGGTCGCCGACGGCATAGCGCAACCCGCATGTCTCGGTACGGAAAGCTCCACCGCCAACGGCGGCAACCGAACAACGCACATATGCGTCTTGGTTGGACGCTGGCGATGGAACAAAGGTGCACTCGACGTTGCCTTCAAAGTATCCATCTTCAAAGGGCTGTGGCTCCAGCAACCTCCGCGTCAGTGTCTTCCTGCCCTCAAGAATCGCTCGCACCATCGGGCCAGTAAATGGGATCGGTTTGTCGGCCATCACGCGGCCCTCTCTGTGTACTGGTCATCCCGATCCTCTCGAAGCCGATCGGGGTCTCGCTCGCCCGCTCGGAGCGCCTGTAGCTTGGCCTCGCCCTCGGTCGTCAGCGCATAGCCGGAGCCGCACAGAAGGCCAGTTTCGAAGTTAAAGGCCTCTTCGCGATAAATGAGACTTTCCGCTTTCAGCACGCGGATCATCATCCTCACCGTCTTTAAGTCTGCGCCCGGAATATCCTCGGTGATCGACCGTGCTGTTGACAGCCAATCGAATTGCGCCTCGCGCGTGTAGATCGCTTCAAGCACTTGTCGCTGAGAAATCATCCCTGCCATTTTGGCCCCCTGTCAAAGCCGCTCCATTTGTTGATCGGCCCGGTCGCGGCTCCAGGCTTCGGGATCTTCTTAAAACCCGGCCCTTTTGCCCGCAGGGCGCCGGTCTGGCGGTCGCGGGCCCTATCCGCCTTGCGGATGCCCTTGATGTCGTTTGCCGATTTTTCTCGGTGACAGGGCGTGCAGAGGATCTGCAAGTTGGCCAGCGTCGGCTCGCCGCCAAGCGCAGCGGGTAGGATGTGATCGCCCTCGCCCTCGCCAACCTTTAGGGCCGCGCCGCATTTCTCGCACCGGCCAGCCGCTCTGGCATGGCTGGCTGCAAGGATCTTGCGGGAAAATTCGAGCCGCTTCATGCCGATTTCCTCACTTCTTCGGGCGTCACGCCAATCAAGGCCGAGCACCATTCGAGGATGGCGGTCTTGGAGGCTTGAAACTCGTCGCGAGGCATGGCGCGGCGGGATTGGGATTTGGGCCGCCGGATCACGACATACCCACCGCGCACAACCACATGGGCGAACTCCTCGGCGCCGCGCACATAGGACGCAACGCGGAGTGCTCCGGCGTTGGTGCCGACATCAATCAGTTGCTCAGTATGCCAGCCGGTCTCGATCAGCGCGCGCTTGCGAAGATGCTCCGCAGTCGGGAAGTGCTCGGCCCATTTTTCGGGAAGGTTCTCCCAGATTGACCGGATCTCGGCGAACTCGTGCCGGTGCGATGCGTCGGATCGCTCTTCCTCAATGGCAAGCCGGTAAACCTGGCCGACGACAAAATCTCGATCGGCGGCCTTGGGCCTGAGCGGGATCATGGCGTCACCATCCCAGCGAAATGCGTGTGGCGCGGGTGCGGTCATGTCACCCCGCCATAATCGGGTGGAGAAAGTCTGATGGCTTCGCTGGCCGGTAGATCCGCGTCAGTTCGGCGACGGTCGCGCGGACCTCAGCGAGAAACGTGACAACCTCGGCTTCCAGTTCTTCGATCCGCCCTTGATCGCGTTCGACGCGCTTCACGAAGAGGCGCATCTCTTCTGGCATCCTCGGGTCATACGATACGAAATCGCACCATTTGGCCCCTGTACAGGCCATCTGCCATTGCATCTGCGTGATGTATTTGGCCGGTATCGACTGATCGAGCAGCGTCTCGATGTGCGTAGCGGTTGAGGGGCATTTGATCTCGACAAGCCCGTCCGGCCCGACAAGGCCATCCGGCGAGGCTCCGGTATCCGCAATCGAGTGATGCGGAACGAAGCCGACTTCCTCGACCTCGGCGTCTCGCAGCCATGCATAGGCCGCGCGGGCGTCCGCTTCATTGTCGGAGCCCCATTGCATCGCAGCCGATTTGAAACCTTCCGCCAGCACGCCGGTCAGCCTTTCTGCGACCAGCTCGGCGGCGTAGTTGGCGCGGCTCGCGCCCCAGCCGGTTTTCGTACGCGCGATGACATCGGCCACGCGAGACGCAGTGACCTTGCCGCAACGGATGGCGAACCATTCCGGCGAGCCTTGAATAATCTGGTCAGCCATTGGCCTGAACCTTCTTGTTGAGTGCGCTCAAAGCCGCGTCAAAGCGATCGGCTGGGATTTGTGCCAACTGCTGCACTTTCATGAACGCGCAGAAGCGGATCGGGTCTGAACCCGTCGCGATCAGCAGATCCTGCAACTGGCTGATCTGCTCGTCTGTGATGAACGCGCTTTGCCCGTCGCGGTCGCGGTCCTGCTTGGCGCGCGAAGTGATATTCAACATGTTGATGGCGAGGTACCGCTTGCCGTAAGACGTAGTGGAACCAACGCCTTGCACCGCGTTTTTCGACCCCGACATATCTAGCGGCAAAACCATTGTTGCCCGCTCAGAATGCCCGTCAATGTGTGAGAGGACAGCAGTCACGGTCACTTTATCGCCGTCAGCCCCAGGCCGAAACGACAGCGTAAAGCCGTGCTTTGTGAGAATAGGTGCGATGGCGTCGTTGATATCTTCCCAAAGAGCATAAGTTGATTGAACTTTGCCCGACTTGTCTTTGATCCCGCCCTTTTCATCAATCGTTGGAAGTTGCGGAGTCATGGCGGAGAATGCCGATTCATACGCAAGTCGAGCGTTGCGATCCTGCGCCCGCTCGTACATGTTGAGCAGTCTTTCCAGTTTCTCAACGTCGGTATTTGGATCAGCCGCGGCGCGGCTAATGACAGATATAATTGAAGTGTCGGCGGCAACGATTTGCGCCGTTGGTGCGGATTGATCAATGGTAAGAGCGCTTTTCATTACCGTGCTTCCTTCGCCTTGCGTGCCGCTTGTTTCATTTCCCGCCGCAGCTTTGCGACAACGGCTTGATGTAGCTTTGCTTGCCATGCAGCGACGGACTGCCGTTTCTCGCGCTTGGCGCGGATCACGTCGCGGATTTCCTGTTCGGATAGCTGGCGGGTCATGGCTGGCGGTCCTTGAGGGCACGGATTGCGGCGATATAGGCATCCCGGACCTCTGACGTAGACATGTCGTCCAAGTCATTTGCGCCCGTAGCCTCATCTGTCGACGAACTGTGTGCAGCCCTGACGGCAGAAATTGCATCTTCCAGCGCCTTCGCCCGCGCCGCATCGCGCTCGATCTCCATTCGGATGGCCAGCGCATGCGCTTCCCGCAGCTCTTTTTCGGCCCTTTCGGCGCGCTCAATGGCGGCGTCTTTCTGCGCCACCTGTTTAGCAAAAGCGCGGCTCAATTTAGAGCTTTCGCTTTCAAACTCCTCATATGGATAGCTCATGACAGCCCCGCTCCGATGAATGTGACGAGAAACACCGCGATGCACGCGGCTAGGCCTTCGATGTGCTCACGCATCACGCGGCCTCCGCGTTCAGCACGGCGCGATCTTCGCGGCGGGTGTCTACGTCAGCTTCGCGGTAGTGCGCCCACGCGGCTTCCTTGATGTATTGGCGCGTGTCGTCGTGGCGCTCGACGGTGTGGCTGATAATGTTCGCCGCACTGGAGGATGAGCCGTCTTCGCCCAACGAACCGATGGCGCGAGACTTTGCCAGCCAATAGCCGATGAAGCGTTTTTCGCGGCTGTCGTAAGCCCGCACGCGAACCTTCTCGATCCACCAATGCAGTTCGTCACCGTCTACCGAATAGCCAATCTCCAATTCGGTTTCGAGATCGCCGAACTGCAAGTTACCCGGTCCAAGGATCGGGATCATGATTTCAAGATCGAAGCTGTATTCGGTGAGCATGTCGTTCCCCGTGTTGCATGACGCCACTGCTGCCGCTCGTAAGCGGCAGGCTGTGGGGTCATTCTTCTTGACCGTAGCCGGAGCCGGAGCCGTCGCCGTCGCCGTCGCCGTAGCCGTAGCCGTAGCCGGAGCCGTCGCCGTAGCCGTAGCCGTAGCCGTAGCTGCCGTAGCCGTAGCCGTAGCCGTCAACCGCGATAGACATTTGCGGCTTCCCAAGCATTGGCGGCGGCTTCCGCTACGTCTGTGACCGATGTAACTTTTCGGGCTTCGAAAGTTTCGACAGTTGCTCCAATGCGGGCATTCTTAACCGGCCCCTCGCTGGCAAGGCCAAGAAATCCGCCCTGCTCAGAAGGCCAGTAAATGCAGTTGCGTGCGCGCTTGAGCGTGATCGTGTCGCCGCTCGTGTCGTCGGCATAGCCGAAGAAAACGCCGCGATATTCCGTCGTCACAAGAACAGGTCGTTCGGTCATTGGTTTCCCTCATCGCTTCGTGCGATGGGGATACACTCGCATGTCGCGAGCGCGCCGTCAATAGCCTTACTCGCAAAATGTGAGCACGTCGAAACGCCGCCGAAACGGCGAGGGAACGCCTGCGAACAATCAGGCAAATTTTAGTCAGGCTGCGGTGGTAATCCGGGCGATAATGGATTCAATGATGGCGCGATCAGCTGGCGAAACGGCGCGCATTCTCTCTTCAAATGTCGGCTGGGCAGGATCGCGCAAAAGATCAGCCGGTTCGACGCCTAACGCCCATGCAATTTCAGCCATCCAGGCTTCGTTCATCCGACGCTTGCCGTTCTCTAAGTCCGACACGACGCCGCTGGATGTATCTAACCGATTAGCTAATTGCGCTTGCGTCAACCCTTTGGCCGCGCGCCATTCGCGCACGAACCAACGAATTGGTTTTGAAGGGCCGATCCTGTCCATGCCCATTTTTACCACGGCGCTATGTACAATGCGTCATCGTGAGTGCGAGTGCCTCTATTGACTGGCAACTCGCATTATGCGAGTATCGGTACATGATGAAAAACGTTCTCCGACTTTTCCGAGACAAGCAGGGCTTGAGCCAGCGAGACGCTGCGGCGCTCATTGGCACATCAAGCGGGTATTGGTGCGATCTGGAAACGAGCCGCCGCGCGCCGTCGCCAAAGCTGGCGATCCGCATTGAGCAAGCGACCGGCATCCCCCGCGAACAACTCCGCCCGGATTTGTACACACGCGAGGCCAGCCAATGAGCGCCGTCATCGTCGCCTACCTGCTCGACCAGTTCCGAGCGCTCCCCGACCGCTGGCTTCTCCTGTCGCTCGCAGGCGGCATCGTCGCATCTGCATGGGCGGTGCTGGCATGAAGCGTCGATCCTTCCTTCAGATGGTGGGACTTGCTCCGTTCGTCGGCACAAAGGCCGTCGAGCAGGCTGTGAAAGAAACGGCTGCCACGCAAGCCATGCAAATGGCGGGTGTGTCTGCGCTCGGTTTCAGTGGTTCCTCCCTTGGTGCTGCGGGAGAAAGCCCAACTGAAACGGCGGAATGGGCAGCCAAGCGCATTCCGGAAGTTCTTGCTGACCTCGCAAAGATCAAGGCGATGGGGCGCGACCGATTGGTTGCAAAAATCCGGCGCGAAGACTCCGGCAGTGTGCACGTGCTTGATCCTGACTTGGTAGCCAATCGCTCTTTCTCAATTTCGACCAAAATCCGCATTCAGCGCGAACGGAATATCCACGCTCGCGCGGATGACCGGGTGAACTGGCTGCAAAACCAGCTCGCTAACCTCCAAGAACTGGCGGGGCTGTCATGATCGACGCTCCCCGCGACCGCTACGCTTGTTCGGACTGCTACATGCTCGCGGCATGTAACGGCACATGCAAGACATCGCCCGTTCCGTTCCGGTGGGCGTTCGTTTGCCTCCTCGCAGCTGCCTCGTGGGCAATCATCGCCGCGCTCATCATGCTCGTCTGGCAGGCGTTTTGACATGGCTTCCCCGGCGATCCTCCTCCCTGTTGCCGGTTACTTGGCGGTCGAGCGCGCAAGTGCTCCCGCCGCTTTCTATTTGCGCGATGGCGCATCCGAAACCCGGATGGTCCGGGTACTTCGGCGTCCTTCCAGACGCCTCTTGACTCCCTCCCTTGACGACTTGCCGGGGGCTTTGCGGCTCCCGGCTCTTTTCCGCCGCGTCTGCCAGAACGCGCGCAACCACAGTGCCTAGCCGTTCCAAGTGCCGTGCCTCCGTCGGTTGCTGTTGTGCCTCAACAGCAAACCTCAAGAGGCGCCCAACATGTCGGAAACATTACCCGGAGTTACGGAAATGACCGCCGCCGCGCTCACAGAAGCGCATAGTCACATCGGACGATTGAAAGGTACGCGCCCTTGGAAACAGGCGCTCCCCTCGATTGCGCGCGCCATTGGCTCTACGCCGCGCCGTATCGCCGCCATCGTCCATGGCGAGGCCAAGACGATCTATTCAACGGAAATGGACGCGCTGAGACGCGCTGTTTCCGAACAAATCCAATCTGAAATCGCCCGCTTGGAGGCCGATCTTGCTGCGGCTCGTTTGGCTTCTGCTCACCCTACTGAGGCTCAAGTTTTGGCGGTTTCGATTGCGTTGGAACAAGCAAAAACGCTCTTGAAAGGAACGAAATGACAGACCGTTACGACGCAGTGACCGTTCGCAAAGATAAGGACGGCAAGTCCCGCTACACCTCAGTAGGCGTCATGTTCCGCCGCAAGGAAGGCGACGGCTGGACGCTGAAACTCAACGCGCTGCCGCTGCCAAACGAGCAGGGCGAAGTGTGGATTTCCATGTACCCGCCGCGTGAGAAGGACAGCGAACGCGCCGCGCCAGTGCGTGCTGGTGGCGGCATGGACGATGAAATCCCGTTCGCGCCGGAGTTCCGCTAATGCAGTTAGCGACACTTGAAGCGCAGCGCGCGCATTATGCTGCCGTCAAAAACCGCCTGAACGCGTTTCCAAGCGCTAGGGTGGTGAAGCGGATCGTCCCAGCGAATGAGCCGATTGTCATTCCGCAGCCTACACCGGATGCGGCACCATTGCCGGATCCGGTCTCAATCGTCGCTCAATACGAATGCGTTGTGGACACCACGACCAAGGGCTTCAAGCGCAAGATCAAGCCGTCGTGGGAACAGTTTAGGCGGGTGCTTGATGCCGTGGCCGCGCGTCATGGCTTGAAGCCTTTCGAGGTTTTGAACCCGTCAAGGCGTCAGAAGTTCGTCATTGCTCGCTTTGAACTTTGTTACGAACTGCGGAAAGCCCATCCAAACTGGTCGTATTCGCAGATCGGGCGAATGCTCCAGCGCGACCACACCAGCATCATGCACGGTGTCTACCAATGGGCAGAGATGAACAATCTGCCGATTCCAAGTGGCGAATGAGCATGATTGACATCGTGCTCCCTCTCCCGCCGACAGCAAATAACCTGTTCGCCAATCGCCGCAAAGGTCGCCGCGTTAGTGAGCAGTATGAGGCATGGCGCACACAAGCCGGATGGGCGCTAAAGCAACAGCGCCCGCCCGCCATCCTTGGCCGCTTTGATTTGTCGCTGCTCGTTCCGCAGGCCATGCGCGGCGACATAAGCAACCGGATTAAAGCCGCTGAAGACCTGCTTGTCACGCATCGGCTTATCGAAGACGACCGGCACGCAGCCAGCGTCAAAATCTGCCGCTCGCCTGACGTGGAGCCGGGAACAATTCGCATCATCGTGGAGCCGACAACGTGACCCACCGCATTGAGACATTAGCCGAAGGCGTCACGCTCCACCTTGGCGATTGCAGAGAAATCCTGCCGACGCTTGGCAAGGTTGACGCTGTGGTGACCGATCCGCCGTATGGTGTTGAGTTTAAAGGAAAGAACACCAAGCATACAAAACGCGAAAAAGACGGTTACGCGTCAACAGATGATAATTCTGATTTTATAGAAAATGTTGTTTTGCACGCCATCAAATACTGCTTGGCAAAAAGTGATAGTGTTGTGGTCACTCCGGGTACTCGAAATATGTATCGTTATCCTACACCGGCTGATGTGGTGTCTATTTTTTATCCGAGCGGCGCTGGACTGGGGCGGTGGGGTTTTACATGCAGTCAGCCAATACTTTATTATGGACGTGATCCATATTTGAAGAATGGTATGGGCCATCGTCCAAATTCATTTCAAACCACAGAAAGCGCGCCGGAAAACGGTCATCCATGTCCTAAACCAATCGGCACAATGAAATGGCTAGTAAACAAAGCCAGTTTCCCCGGTTGGACAATCCTCGACCCCTTCATGGGTTCCGGCACGACTGGCGTTGCTGCCGTCAAACTAGGCCGAAAGTTCATCGGCATAGAGATCGAGCCGAAATACTTCGACATCGCCTGCAAGCGCATCAGCGAAGCGCTCAAGCAACCCGACATGTTTATCGAGCGCACCAAGTCTCCAAAACAGGAGGCGTTTCTATGACTGCCGAAGACGTTCGCACCTACGCTCAAGCGGTGGAACTGCTCGCCATGGAGCGCGGCCAATGGACCACGCTCGAAGCCGTGCGGAAGCGTTACGCCGCTGATCCGACCGGGCTTGAACGCAAAGCGCAGGACTGCCGATTGGCCGTCATGGGCGCTCGCGTTCTGCACAAGCTCGCGAAGTCGCCGGAAGCCATCGCAGCGCTGTCCAAAGTCAACATGAAAGAGGCAAGCTGAAATGAGCGTCGGCGCGCTGATTGCAGACATGGTTCGTGCTGGTGTCGATCCCGATCTGATCGGGCGCACGGCTGAACTATTGGCCGCGCGTGAAGCCGTCACTGTAAAGGACGAACAAGCCGAACGTCGCCGCGCCGCTGACCGCGAAAGAAAGGCATTCCGCAGAATTCCGCAGAATTCCGCAGAAGCCCCTTCCCCCTTGTTTCCCCCTTCTTTCCTTCCCCCTGAAACCCCTAACCAATCAACCCCCTATAATCCCCCTTCCGATGGTTTGGGCGCGCTGACGCTCGCCCCGCCAAAACCCGAAAAGCCAAAGAAACCAAAAGCGCCATCAAACGACGATCAGGTTCTCGACAAGCTGACGGATGCTCTGATGCCGGATACGGCTCGTGCGCTGATGGACCACCGGAAGCGGCTCGGAAAGCCTCTCACACCGAAAGCCGCTGAACTCATCGCCCGCGACATTTTGAAACTTCCTGCCGCCGAGTGGGAGGCGGCGGCGGAAATGATGATTGCTCGTGGCTGGCAGGGTTTCAACGTCGATTGGTACCGGAACGCAACGCAACCACGCCAGAATTTGAGATTTGGAGCCTGACAGATGGCAACCGCGACCGAAGGCTTGTTGATTGAAAGCGTGTTTATTGACCGGCTGATGAAGTCGGACCTGTACGCCGATCCTGTTGAGGGCTTAGTGCGAGCGCTCAAAGAACAATCGCCAAACGGCCTGACAATTGAGGTTTTGCAGCGCGCGGCGGATTCTATCATTCGGAACCATAGCAGCGGGGCTTTCCCAAAAACTCCCGCATGTCTTCGGGCAATTCAGGAAGCGTTGTACGCCGCTCCTGCGCCTTCCGCTGTGGCTGGCACTATCGATCCAACGACGCGCCACAATTACGCGGACCGGGCCATTGCGCATTGCCGGAAGCATGGCGGGAAGCCCATCGTCATCAGCCGCCTAGACGATCCCGACGCATGGAAGGAATGGGAACTGTATTTTGAACGAGCAGGAATGCCAGCAAGCGCCTCAATGATGCGCGAGGCGCAGGCGTCATCATGGACTGTCCCCGCCAAGCATCCTTGGGAGTTTGACATAACCGCAGAGGCATTTGGTCCACAATTTAAAGAGGCAGCGGAATGACGAAACCAGGCCGCAAGCGTAAGACTGGCGTGAAGCGTGAACCAAGTGGCCGCATCGCCAAAGCCTCGCGCGAGCGGCAGGAAGCGGCGAATGTTGTGGTGCTCGCTCAACCGCATCGGCGCGGGTCGCCGTCGCATTGGCGCTGCACCGCTTGGGGCCGCGTGATTGAGGACAGCGGACAGGTTCCCGCCGACGTGTCCCGCGCTGCGCTGTTTGAGGCAGGGAGCCGTTATTTGATCGACTATCGCAGGATGCTAGCGGTGACCGAGAACGTGTTCCCCTACGCAAATGCTGAGGGCGGCACGCCACCAGAAATCGACCGAGACGAGCGCGACAAAATCATAGCAGCGTATGCCGGTGCCATGCGGTCCTTGCGCGATGGTGGCATTCGAGTGCGCGAGGCGATTGAATTTCTGGTGATCGAGCCGTTTGATGAAATGTGGCAGCCGCCGCATTGGGTTCAATTCTATGGCATCATCGGCCTTACGTGCCTTGCCGAGCATTACGGGCTGCAATGGCGTGGTGCGGATCGGGTGAAGGGCTGATGCAAAAATTTATGCAATTCCTGTTGACAGATTTGTATCGTTGCGATACATATAATTCATCAGCAACGGGCTGAAACAACAGGAGATGGAAATGCATTACACCCTTGGAAACCGTGCCAACCTTGCGTTCACCGCTCCCTTCGCGTGGAAGGATACGAAGTCGATTGAAGGCGTAATCGCATATGTTCGAGATGAATCCACGGGGCAGTATGTTCGCGTGTATGATTATGCAGACGAACAATATGTGCAGGGCGTCGCGCAAAGTTACAGTTGGGGGAATTTTGGGTCGGTAGAGGAAGCAAAGATTGCGATGAAATCTGCTTATAACTGGATTAACAAGCGATCAAAAAAGGCCGCGTAAAAACAAAAAAGGGGGAGGGTGGCCTCCCCCACCTTGTAGCGCCCCTCAAGGTTTAGGGACATTGCCTCCAATGCCAGAACAAAACGGACGTAGCGTGCGCGTTGCGTGCTAAGTTATAAACCATTACTAACAATTTGCGCTAGTAGAGACAAAAAATGACCGCCGCCGAATTCCGCCACGCTCGCGAAAAGGTTTTCGGCCTCACTCAGTCAGAGTGGGGCCGTCGCCTTGGCATATCCCGCGTACAGGTCGCCAAAATCGAAGGCGGCGTTCATCCAGTGTCGCCCACGCTGGCGCTACTGGTCGGCGCGTACCTGAACCACGGCATTGACAAATCACCCGGTGCACGCTATCCGCGAAATACAGACTGACAGTCGTGTGACCGCAGTCGTGCCACCCGGCATCTACGAGAAGCCGGATACCTCGATTAAGCTGTGGCTTGTAGCGGTTTGAGGTAAACGACGTTCCCATGATGTAAGGATCGTCGGAGCGGGACATCACCCGCGAACAGCCTGTAAGACCGCTGCGATGGCGGCGGCAGATAACGGGGATAAGGATCGGCATCAACCGGTCGGCTGCCCCGCTTCATTTGAGGTTGAGCATGGCGCGCATCAACGGCGATAGATCGTCGTTCGCTGTCCATTGCTCGCGTGTGTTTCTCGTCCGAGACGCGCTGGAAGCCAAGTGCGGCCTGTCTGGCGACCGAGAGGCGGCGCAGGCTTTCCACAAAGCCGAGACAGCACGCGAGCGGCAGCGCCATGCCGATTGGTCGAAGCAGGTCACACGGCGCGGCAGCATACGGGCTTGGAGGGCAGAATGACTTGCGAGATTGTTCGGATTTAATTACGCGCCATGGACGAAAAACAATCGCGCAAAAAGGTAATGCCGGTATCTCCTGGCAGGCCAAAAGGCGTTCCAAACAAAGTGAACGGTCTGATCAAAGACATGATCGTGCAGGCCCTCGATAACGCGGGCGGCGTCGATTACCTGACCGAACAGGCGCGGCTCAATCCCGGCCCGTTCATGACGCTTCTGGGTAAGGTTCTGCCGACGCAAGTCACGGGCGAGGATGGCGGCCCGGTGAAAATCAGTGTCGAATGGAAACCCGGCGAATAGTGCTCGATTACGCGCCGCGCCGCGCGTTCAAGTCGTTTCACAATCGGCAAGAGAGGTGGGCGGTGCTCGTTGCGCATCGCCGTGCCGGTAAGACGGTTGCGTGCGTCAATGACATCATCCGCCGCGCCGTGATGCTCGACGCCGAACATGGGCGATACGCCTATGTCGCGCCGTTCTTGGCGCAGGCGAAAGAGGTGGCGTGGGAATACGCTAAGCGCTTTGCGCAGCCAATCATTGCCAAGGTCAATGAGGCTGAACTCTGGATAGAGTTGTTGAACGGCGCTCGGATCCGAGTGCATGGTGCTGACAACCCGGATCGCCTTCGCGGTGCCTATCTCGACGGTGTGGTGCTCGACGAGTACGCGGATATGCGCCCCGGCGTCTGGGGCGAGGTCATCCGCCCGATGCTGGCGGATCGCAAGGGATGGGCGACGTTCATCGGCACGCCAAAGGGCAAGAACTCTTTCTGGCAACTGTATCAGGGAGCGACCGTAGAGTCTTCTTGGTTCTCGCTGATGCTCAAAGCATCGGAAAGCGGGCTGATCGACGCTGAGGAATTGGAAGCCGCGCGGGCGGACATGACGCCCGAACAGTTCGCGCAGGAATTCGAGTGCTCGTTTGATGCGGCCATTCTCGGCGCTTACTACGCCGCTGAAATCGCCAATATGGAGCGAGCGGGGCGGATCGGGGCAATCGACGTTGAGCCGCTGTTGCCGGTTCATACTGCTTGGGATTTGGGCATAGGCGACAGCACGGCCATTTGGTTTTTCCAAGTCGTCGGCAATGAACTGCGCATCGTGGACTTTTACGAGGCGACGGGGCAGGCCATCCCGCACTATGCGGCAGTCATCGCAGCCAAGGGTTACAAGCGCGGCGACGATTGGGTACCGCACGACGCCAAGGTTCGAGACTACGGTACGGGTCGCACGCGTATTGAGACCATGACGCAGCACGGCTTAAAGCCGCGCCTCGTGCCGGATCACAAGATTATGGACGGCATCAATGCCGTCCGCCTCACGCTGCCCCAAGCGCGGATTGACGAAGGCCGGTGCAAGGATGGCATCGAGGCGCTTCGCCAGTATCGCGCGGAATTCGACGAAAAAGCGCGGGTGTTCAAGGACGCGCCAAAGCACGATTGGACGTCACATTGCGCCGACGCGATGCGCTACGTCGCGATGGCATGGCGCGAAATGAAGCCCAAGACCGAAAAGCCAAAAATCCGATTGCAGACAGGTCAAGTCTGGCTGCCCGGCGCGCCTGAGCCGAACAGGTCCACAAGGATACGACTTTGAACGAAGAAGCCGAACAGATGGCCGAAGCCAAATCGGAAGCGCCAAAGGATGCGCGCGATTGGCTGGGCAAAATCAAATCGGCTGAACGCGAAATGGAGAAGTGGCGCGAGCGCTGCGACAAGATCGACAAGCTGTTGACGAAGGAAAGCCGCGCCGAAAGCGCCGACCGTGAAATGTCGGTGTTCTGGGCGAATATGGAGGTTTTGAAGCCCGCGACCTACGCGCGGATGCCTATTCCGGTTGTCGCGCCCCGCTTCAAGACGAAGAACAATCTCGCCGGTCCGGCTTCTGACATCCTTGAGCGCTCGCTGATCGTCGCATTCGAGCAGTCGGACATTGACGGCGTCATGCGCGAGGTTCGCGACGAACTGCTTTTGTACGGTCGCGGCACGGCATGGGTGCGTCTGTCCGAAGAGGATGGCGCGCCGGTCGTGGCGTTTGACGAGGTTGAACGCGACGATTTCATTCATGACATGGTGCCAGCCTGGCGCAAAGTGCGCTGGGTCGCGCGCCGCGTGCGCATGACGAAGGAAGAGGGCTTGGCTCGCTTCGGGGACGTTTTCGAACAAGTCCCGATGGACAAGACCAAGCGCGAGAAAGAGGGCGAGCAAAACCGCAAAGAGCAACAGGCGTGCGTTTACGAGGTTTGGTGCAAAACCTCGCGCTTCGTCTACTGGGTCGGCAAAGACTGCCCGGTCATGCTCGATGCGCAACCGGCCTTTTTGACGCTCAAGGACTTCTTCCCCTGCCCTAAACCGGCATACGGAACGCGCCTTCGTGGCCGCCTGATCCCGGTTCCGGATATTGTGCAGTACACGGACCAGATTGAAGAAATCAACGAAATGACCGCGCGCATTGCGGCGGTGTCTGAAACGCTGCGGATGCGGGGCTTTTACCCGGCTGGCCAAGGCGAACTGAGTGAAGCTATCGAGGCCGCTATTGCATCGGTGGACAATCGCTCGCTGTTGATCCCGATTTCATCGTTCGCGGCATTCGGTTCTGGCGGGTTCAAAGATCAGATCGTGTGGTTCCCGGTGGTTGACGCGCTCAACCTGATCAAGGGACTGATCGAACTTCGCCGCGTGCTGATTGAGGACGTGTACCAAGTCACCGGCATTTCCGACATTGTGCGCGGCTCGACCGAGGCCAGCGAGACGGCCACGGCGCAGCAGATCAAATCGCAGTGGGGTTCGCTTCGCATTCGCGAGCGGCAGAACGAACTAGCAAGGGTCGCGCGCGATCTGGCTCGTATTGCCGCCGAGATTATGGCCGAGAATTTCGACGCTCAAACGCTTCAGGCCATGTCGCAGGTGCAATTGGCCGATCCGATTGAACGCGCCAAGGTTCAGCAAATGCAGGAAGCGGGGCAGGAAGTGCCGCCCGCTATCGTGCGCAGGGCCAATCAGCCGACGCTTGATGAAGTGGTGCAATTCCTTCGGGACGACCGCACGCGCGGCTTCACAATTGAGATTGAGACGGATTCGACAATCCAGCCGGACGAAGACGCGGAAAAGCAGCGCCGTGTCGAATTTACCACGGCCATTGGCGGCTTTATCCAGTCATCCGCCCCGCTCGTGTTGCAGGCTCCGCAGCTTGGTCCGTTCATTGCCGAGGTGATGAAGTTCGCAGCGGGCGGGTTCCGCGCTGGCAGGCCGCTAGAGGCCGCAATCGACACGTTGGCCGAACAGCTTGAGCAGGCCGCGCAGGTGGCCATGCAGCCCAAAGAGCCGCCCGTTGATCCGAAGATTGAGATGGAAAAGCAGCGTCTTGCTGCGGACATGGAGGAGCGCAAGGCGCGCTTTGAAATGGACAAGCAAGAGAAGGCCGCACGGCTTCAGATGGAGCGCGAGCATACCGCCGCAAAACTGGCGATGGAACAGCAAAAAGCGCAGGCCGAATTGAATGCCATGGTCGCGACGCGCGAGGCTGAAACCTCGCTCAAGCGTGATCTGGCTATGGGCGACATGGCGCTCAAAGCCCGTTCCATGGTGGCCGATCAGGACCGGGCAAACGCTGAAATGGCCGCGAAGGCATCCGAACAGACGGAAGGCGACGACGGCGAAGACAAGGCGTTGTTGCAGGGTTTGGCCGAAATGGCCGACGCCATCCGCTCCATGGGCGAAGCAATCGTGAAATCAAACAGCGCGCCGAAGCGATTGGTGCGCGGGCCGGACGGTCGCGCAACCGGCGTTGAAACGGTGATGTGAGGGGCGAATGAGCAAGGGCAATACATTCGAGAACGACATACTTTTGTTGATCTTCAACGCAACGGGGATCGCCAATATCGCAGACAACGCCGCGTCATCGCCTTTGACGAACCTGTTCGTCTCGCTGCACACGGCAGACCCTGGCGAGGCTGGCAACCAGACCACCAATGAAGCGACCTATGGCGGTTATGCTCGTGTCGCTGTTGCCCGTTCGGGTTCAGGTTGGACCGTGACGGGCAATGCAGTTGAGAACGCTGCCCTTGTGCAGTTTCCGCAGTGCACGAGCGGCACTAACACAATCACGCATGTTGGTGTCGGCACGGCTTCGAGCAGCACGGGCAAGCTCTTGTACAAGGGCGCGCTTACGTCGTCGCTCGCAGTCTCGACGGGTATTCAGCCCCAGTTTGCAGCGGGCGCACTCGACATAACCGAAGACTAGCATGCGCTACCGATGCGCCCATTGCCTGAGGCCGCTGGCCTTTGTGGCAGAGGGTGTGTTGGAGCAATGCCCGGATCATCCGGACGGTGGCGTTGAGGTAACGGAACCGGAACAAGAGGAACCTGAACCGGATGCCGTTCCGAACGATTAGAGCCTATGCCGACGCGATGGACGCGACGGGGGCGACGTGGACGAGTTGGGTATGGAAGACTGGCGGACCTGCCTCGTTTGGCGCGGGTCGATGGGGCGACCTATCCATGGGCGCGGGAACGCCCAAGTATAATGCCTATGTCGGAACGCAGGCGGCGGCTACTCCGTTGATCGGCGTGGGGAATGACGGGATATTCACCGGCCCCGCACCATCGGCAGGACAGACAAAGCATCTGCACCAAATCTTCATTCAATCGAGCAGCACGACGCTTGCGCCTGCGCACTTCACGTTGTGCGACTATCTAATGCACTATCCCCTGATCGACGGGGACGACACGGCGCAACAGGACCTCGACAACACGCAGACGCTCCCTCGCTACACGAGCGGCGAAGGCGTGCAGTGCATGATCGTATGCACGACGCCCATGGTGGCGAACGCATCGGCAACGCTGAACTATACGAATTCGGACGGTGTTCCCGGTCGAACAGTCACGTTTCAAGTGCTTTCGACAACGGTTGTCGGTTGCATCGTGTCATCGGCGGATAATAGCGGCGCGGCGAATTCGGCTTCGCCTTTTGTACCGCTCGCCAATGGCGACAAAGGCATACGGTCGATCCAAAGCATTACGCTTACGACGGGTTCCGCCGGGTTCTTTGCCATCGTTCTCGTGAAGCCTCTTGCCCATGTGCAGGTTCGCGAAAGCCTGACGGTGACGGAACTTGACGGCGTAACGCAGCGCGGCGGGTCGGTGCCGCAGATCTACGACGGGGCCTATCTGAATTTCATCTATCAGCCGGGGCAAAGCGGGACCGCCGTGTCGCTCCGCGCTGGCTTGACTTACGTGTGGGGGTGATATGCCGTTTTCTTCGATGGACGATCTTGTCAGTGAGATCACAAACGGCAAATTCTCGCGCTTTGACTGGAACAAGATTACGGGCGGCGCGGCTTATACCGCTGGCCGCTGGTATGATTTTTCCCCGCTTGGTGGTGCGCCGGTTGCGAATGCTTGGGCTGGCACCGCGCTAAACTGGGTCACATGCACGGAATCGACCGGCAACGGCACGCAGATATTCGGCCTGCCACACGGTGGCAACGTCTCGACCGACACGAAACATCTGTTGAACGTTGCGGCGGTCACTGGTGTTGCGACGGGCGTCCCTGGCGTCCTGCAACTGGTCGATCTTCAAGGCTATTGGCCGGGTATCTCGACAAACTCCGCTGTCGCGCAAAACTTGGTCGGCACTCCGACGCTGCGCTATGCGAACGGCGCGGGCTGCCGTCTGTATTTCGTCATCACGACGGGTTCGGGCGCAACGGCGCATAACCTTTCGCTGAGTTATACCAATCAGGCGGGCACTTCGGGCCGATCCTTGCCGGTCACGGTGTCTATGACGGCTTCAGCCATCGTTCCGCACATTGCCCATAGCGGTACGGCAGCCAACAACTACGGCCCGTTCCTGCCCTTGGCTGGTGGTGATACCGGCGTTCAGAACGTGGCGTCTGTGACGTTCTCTGCGGCTTCTGGCTCCGGTGCCGGTGCGCTTTGTCTCGCACGTCCGTTGCTGACGTTGCCGCTTACGACCGTTTCTGTAGCCGCTGAGAGAGACCTTCTCAATCAGTTGCCCTCGTTGCCGCGTGTGATCGATGGTGCCTGCCTCGTCTGGCTCTACTTCGCAGGTGCGGCGACGGCAGCGAGCACGAACTTTTACGGCTCGGTCGAACTTGGCTGGGGCTGATGCTCAAGCAAAACCAGACGATTAACGCTCAATACCCGTTTCGTCTGATCGGCGGCGCTTTTGCGGGCGAGCGCACTATGTTCGGGCGCACGTCGCTGCGGAATTTCACGGTCGGTGAAGGCATCAATAGCCAGTTAGCGGGCATCCCCAGCGGGCATCTCGCCCCGTCTGCATGGGTACTGCCCTATAAGCCGGGAGCCATGGCCTCGCGCAACAGTGCGGACGGCGTGGCATCCCTGACGGGTGCTGGGGCGCTTGGCCGGAACGTCGCGGCGGCAATAGCTGGCACGGCATCGTTGAGCGCCATTGCGGAACTGATTGTTTCTGCGACGGCATCAATCGCCGGTGTGGCGAGTGTCAGTGGCAACGTCCTTGCGGCTTTGCAGATGGCGGCGGCTTTGGCCGCTAGTGGCAATGCAACTGGCGCTCTTGGCGCTCTTGGGTTTGTTCTCGCCACCATAGACGGCGCGACGACGGTTTCTGCGGTGCCTCGCGCCAATGGCTCGCTGGCCGCCTTGATCGAAGTCGGCGCAACCGGCGAACTCACGGCAGGCGGCATCGCGACCGAGTTGCTTGACGTGCAATTGGTCGAAACGGGCTTGACCGTCCGGGAGACGTTGCGGCTTTGCGTGGCCGCACTGGCTGGCAAGGTGTCGGGCGCGGCAGGGACGACGATTACTTTCCGCAATGCAGTGGCAGACAACAAGGATCGTATCGTCGCAACGGTGGATTCTAACGGAAACCGGAGTGCGATCACGATTGACGTGACCTGATGCCCGATTTCTACGCCGATAAATACTTCAACGGGCGATATTTCGCCCCGCGATATTGGCAGTCGTCGGACGGTTCGGGCGCTACCATTGGCGAAATGGTGGCCACGCTTTCGGGCGCCAGCAGCGTTTCCGGAACTCTGGAGGCAGTTAGCAGGCCTGTCGAAACCCGCCGCACGGGTGGCGGCTTTGTTTACCGCAAGCGTCGGGAGCGTGTGTTCCGTGTCCTTGCGAATGACCGGGAATATCCCGAACGCCGCAAGCGCACACTGGAATTGTTGAAAGCGTTCTTCGAACCGGAAGCCAAGCCGGAAGCGAAGGGAACGCCAGTCACACAACCGGCACTGCCGGACATAGACGTGATGGTCTACGCCGCACGGCTTCAGGCCATCTTGGAGCGTGTCGAGGCCGTCGAGCGCGGCAGGCGGCAGCGAAAGATTGACGCGCTGATCGCACAAGCGCTGAGCATCATTGAAGAGTTTGAGCAGGACGAAGACGACGCCGATTTCCTGATGATGGCGGCGTAAGGAGGCACCATGCCAACAACGGCTGATGATTTTGTGGTTCGCGGGATGCCATCGGCGCTCGCGACAGAAGTCGCGTTCCAGTTTGATAACGCCGGGTCGCGTTCTGACGTGCGCTTGATGGGCCTTGGAATGCCGCAGGCCACCGCGACGGAACTTGTCCGACTGATGGCCAAGCCGTCGAATTATTTGACGCAGGGGCCGACAAACCTTGCCGCGCTTGGGGTGCCAATGCCGCTCGCGTCTCATCTGATTACCGCAATTCAGGCAACGTAAGGGCGCAACCATGCCAGTGATTGAAATCGCAGGCCGCGACGCCAGCAACCTTGTTGTGTCTGCTTTGATCGACACGACGGGTAAGCAAATCGTTGTTCCCTATGCTGCCGATGCTTTGGCGTGGCGCTACGCTGCCGGTGCGTCTGGCATTGTCAACACGACAACCGCTGTCACGATCAAGACGGCAGCTGGTGCGGGGCTTCGCAATTATATTACATCGCTCCAGATCAATGCTGACGCGCTCGGAACGGCAACAGAAGTCGCCATCCGCGATGGAGCCGCCGGGGCGGTGTTGTGGCGGGCGAAGATACAGACCGCAGGCTTGCCGCTGATGGAAATCAACTTCCCGATTCCGCTTCGTGGCACGGCAAACACTCTTCTCGAAGTCGTGACGTTGACCGCAACGACGACGGGCGGCGTTTACATCAATGCTCAAGGCTTTGCGGCACCGTGATGCGCGGGCGCTGGATTTGGGACCGCCACGCGGGCGAACTCGTTGACGTGGAGGAATGGGCGCGTCGGCAGAACATGCCCGCACGTTCTGAAACCGTCCCGATGCCGCATTTTGTCCGCGATTGCATCGAAATGAAATCGATGGTGGACGGAAAAATATACACTTCGAAAGCCGCTTATCGGCAGCATCTGCGCCACAAGGGCTACATCGAAGTCGGCAACGAATGGCTCAAGAACGAGCCGAAGAAGCCAGAGCCGAAGATCGACCGCAAGGCGATACGCGACAGCATCGGCAAGGCATTCAATCGCGTCGGCGTATCGGTCGACGGCTAAACCTAGAGGCATCATGACAGACGAAATCAACGGCGCTCAAACCGCCGAAGACGAAGTATTGCCCGATGACACTGTAACGCCGGAAGTCGAAGCCCCGGTGCCTTCACGGCGCGAGGCGATTGACAAGGCGTTTGCGTCACTGTCCGACGATAACGGGCCAGTGGAACGCGTGCGCGACGATCAGGGCCGCTTTGTCCGCAAGGATGGAGCAGAACAGCCTGCGGCAGAGAAGCCTGCCAGCGAGCCTGCAAAGCCCGTAGAAACGCCCGCGCAGGAGGCGGCAAAGCCAGCAACCGACATTGAGCCGCCATCACGCTTTGCCCCGGAAGCCAAAGCCGCATGGCAGGCAACGCCCGAACCTGTCCGCAAGGAAGTGCAACGGGCGATCAACGAACTCACAAGCGGTATTGAGAAATATCGCGAGGCGGGCGAAGCGTATCGAAATATCGAGCATTTCGACCGCATGGCACGCGAGACAGGCACCACGCTTGTGGACGCGCTCAACAATTACGTCGGCATCGAAACGATGCTGCGGCAGGACCCGATCAAGGGCTTTGCCACCATCGCACAAAACATCGGCCTTAACCCCGCTGAAATCGGCGCGGCTTTGGCTGGCCAGCAACATCAACCCGGCGCGGCAGATCAGACGATCCATTCGCTGAAACAGGAAGTCCTGGCACTCAAGCAACAGCTTGGCACCGTGACTGGCACAATCCAACAACAACGCCAGCAAACAACGTTGCAACAGGTCGAGGCCTTCGCCAAGGCCAACCCGCATTTTGACGTTGTGCAAGAGACTATCGCGCAGATGCTCGAAACGGGCTTCGCGAAGTCGTTGCAGGACGCATACGAGAAGGCAATTCGCCTCTCCCCCGAAGTTCAGGCGGCAATCGCCGCTGAAACCGCCGCTAAAGCGGCACCGCCCGCGCCTCCGCCTCATACGCAGAAAGCGCGCCTCTCTATCACCGGAAGCCCCGCCACGGCCTCAAACGCCTCCGCCACGCCTCCCGGTTCCCGCCAAGACGCCATCAATCGGGCGTTCGCGGCAGTCGGTATCAACTAAAGGATCAACCTCATGGGCATCGTCAGCAATGCGAAGCTGCAAGAGGCGTTCTCGTTGGCGCTGGAAGATCGTTCGCGTGGGTACGCCGATCTTGTCAGCAATAACAACGCCATTCTTGCGGTGATGAAGAAAAACGGCGGTTGGAAATCGTTCTCCGGCCCAACCATCCGCGAGCGGCTTCTGTATCAGGAAAGCGGTACTTATGTCCGCTACTCCGGGTACGACCCGCTCAACCCCGTCCCTGTCGAACTGTTCAACGACGCCGAGTATACGCCGAAGCTGGCAGCGGTTTCGGTCACGCTCTCCATGGAAGAAGTGCTGAAGAACTCCGGTTCTAATCAGATTATGGACATCATGGACGAGCACATGGCGGCGGCTGAACGCGAACTGATCGACCGCTTTGTCGAAGACCTCCACTCGGACGGCACCGCGACAAATCAGATCGGCGGTCTTCAGGCGGCGGTTCCGTCCACCGTGACAAACACCTACGGCGGTATTGACCGCAACACGGTGACGGCATGGCGCACGGGTTCGTATAACGACACCGTGGACTTTTCGGCGGCCACTTCGGCGGCGAATATTCACGATCAGTACACCCGCGTTCTTATCAACCACACTCGTGGCAAGAGCGGGCCGAACTTGATCGCGGCTTCGTCTTCGCACTTCCGATTCTTCCAGCAGGCCACGGTCGCTTTGCAGCGTGTGACCAAGGAAGGCGGCAGCGCGAGCCTTGGTTTCCCGTCGCTGGCTTTTGCCGGTGTCGGTTATGAACTCGACGTGGTGCTTGAAGGTGGGATCGGATCGGCAATGCCCGCCGACACGACCTATTTCCTTGCCCTCGGCGATCAGGGTATTCGGTTCCGCTACCATCCCGACCGTAACTTTGTTGCGTTCGGTGGCAAGCGTGCGCCGGTCAATCAGGACGCGATTGTGCAGCATATCGGTTTCTTCGGAAACCTGACGATTGCCAATCCGCTGTTCTGCGCGAAACTCTACTAAGGAGGAACGCATATGTCTTGGCGTCCCGCTGAAAACTTCCTGATTGCTCAGAAGATCACTGATACTTCTGACGTTCAGACCATGCCGCTTGGCACCATCATTCGGGGCGTGCACCCGACTTATGGCGCGGGCGAATTCATCTACCTGGCAGGCGCGGCTTCCACGGCTGTTGGGACTTGGGTCACGTACAACGCAGATGACTGGTCTACGACCCGTCTTGCTGCGAACGCTATTGGCCCCGTCGCTGTCGCCATGTCGGCCTCAGTCGCGAATAACTGGGGCTGGTATCAGATCAGCGGTAAGGCTGTCGGCGCTGTCCTGACGGGCTTCGTTGATAACGCCAACGTTTACGCGACCGCCACGGCGGGCAGCGTTGACGACGCTATCGTGGCAGGCGACCGCGTAAAGGGCGCTGTCGGCGCGTCGGCTATTGGTACGCCTTCCGCTGGGCTTGCTGAGTTTGAGATTGCTCGCCCGCTCATGGATGATGGCCTCGCCGCGTAAGTGGCTGAAAAACGACGAGAGGGGCGGCAATGGTGCCGCCCCTTTTTCTTGACCCAAGGAAACCCCGCGACATGGCCTCAAACGCCCGCGACTTCTCCAAATCGTGGCCTCAGTTTTATGTTGAGGCAATCGAACTTAAAGCCGAAAGCGAACGCGCCGGACGCGCCATCTTCGAGGATCGCGAGTTTGTCCGCATCCTCGTCCCCGGCGACCGCCTGTTGAACGTCGTTCATCAGGTCACACCAGAAATCATTGATCGTTTCCCCGAAGCATACGCGCGCTGGAAGGCCAATCAGTCTGAGAGCGTCATCGGCACGCCGCTTGAGCAGTGGCCGCCTGTCACCAAAGCCCGCGCTTACGAATTGAAGGCGATAAACATCCGCACCGTTGAGGAATTGGCGGGCATCCCGGACGGCGTTCTTGCCAATCTCGGCATGGGTGGCCGGGAACTTCGCGCCAAGGCGCAGGCATGGATTGCGGCGGCCTCTGGCAACGCGCAGGCCGGTGCTATGGCGGCAGAGAATGAAGCCCTTAAGCAGCGCCTTGCGGCCTTGGAAGATGCCATCGCCCGCATGGTTGCAGCGCCCCCTGCCCCGACTGAAGAGCGCAACATCGACGAACTGAGCGACAAGGAATTGCGCGACTACATCAAGCAACAGTCTGGCGTTTCGGCTCCGCCAAACGCGAAGCGTGACTGGCTGATTGAGCGCGCAACCCAGATCGCCAACGGAATGACTGAGGCTGCCTGATGACGATCCTGAGCGCCGTTCAATCCGCCGCTGTTAGGCTTATCGGCTCCAGGCCGAGTGCTGTTTTTTCAGCGACGGACGCGACGGCGCTCCAATTTCAGGATTTGGCAATCGAAAGCGCCACCGCCATCGCCAAGGCGCACGATTGGCGCGAATTGACATCACTTGCCACTATCGTTGGCGATGGAACGACGGAAAGTTTCGCGCTCCCGACCGATTTTGACCGGATGAAGCGCGAGACGGGCGTTTATGTGGACAACACCATTCGCCAAATCCAGCCCGCGCAGGACATGGATCACTGGCTACAGTTTGTTGTGAATGACATTGTTGGTACGCCGGGTTTCTGGATTATTTTTGGCGGGCAAATCCATATCAAGCAGGCGCTTACCGCGACGGAAACCGCGAAATACTACTACCAATCGACAAAGATTTTCGAGACGGGAGGCACGCCGACAGCGTCATTGACGGCAGATACGCAGACCTTCCGGCTGTCCGAACGTCTTTTGACCCTTGATATGATCTGGCGTTGGCGAGCGCGTAAAGGCCTCGACTACGCGCAGGACAAGGCGAACTTTGACCTTGCGTTCGGCGAAGAGGCAGGACGCGACCGTGGCGCGCGAATGCTGGCAATGGGACGCCGCCGCTATGCGTCCGGCGTTGACTTCGCCTATCCCAAGCAGATCACGCCATGATGCAATCCATACAGGCGGCGGTGCAGCGATCCGCTAGGCGCGTTGCCAAGACGAAGACGTTCCCCGCCCCTACGCGCGGCTGGATTCGGAACGAGAATTTGTTGTCTCCCGGCGTTGCGGGCGCGTCGCTTTTGGATAACTGGATACCGCTTGAAAAGGCGGTACGGATGCGCGCGGGCCGCACGAAATACGCAACGATTGGTTCGGGAGCACAGTGCACCGCCATCATGTCCTGGGCGTCTGGTGGAACTGAAAAGCTGTTCGGCGCGTCGTCTTCCGGCATTTACGACATTACGACCGTTGCCGATCCGAACGCCTCGCCAAGTGTCGCGCAGGCGATGACGGCAGACACCTATTCGTGGACACAGTTTACCAACGCGGCCGGGTCATGGCTGATCGTCGCCAATGGCGTTGATGATGTGGTGCGATACAACGGCACGTCATGGACCGGCACGAGCGGCATAACAGGCGTTTCGGGCGCCGATCTTTCGGCGGTGTGGAGTTTTAAGGCGCGGCTTTGGTTCGCGCAAAAATCGACCTTGGATGCGTGGTACTTGGGCCTTGATGCGATCACCGGGGCGGCTACCAAACTGCCCCTCGGTGGCATCTTCCGCGATGGTGGTTCGCTCCTGTTCGGCACGTCGATTTCAATCGATGCTGGCGATGGGATCGACGACAAGCTGGTTTTCGTCACGGATCGTGGGGAAGTCGCGGTTTACACAGGCACCGACCCGGCTTCTATCTCGCTGGAGGGCATTTACCGGATTGGCGAACCGCTCGGAAACCGCGCCTTCATGCGGGCGGGCGGCGACGTGCTGATTGCAACGGTTGACGGCGTGATCCCGCTTTCTGCCGCGTTGCAGACGGATAGCGCAGTTATCGCCACAAAAGCGCTTTCATTCCCGATTGAGGAAGAATGGCGCAAGGAAGTGGAGCGGCGCTCCACGGAACGCTGGCAGATGGCCATTTGGCCGCAAGGGCAGATCGCGCTTGTCGCCATGCCATCGGCGGCAGACAGGCCCAAACGCTGTTTCGTCGTGAATATCAGAACCGGCGCTTGGGCGCGGTGGACGAACCACGACACCGAGTGCGTCGCGTTCTTCGACGGGCGAATGTTTATAGGGTCAAGTGACGGGACTGTTTCGACCGTCAATGATGGCATCACAGACAACGGCGAAAGCTATACGGCTGTTTTCATCGGCCTGTTTGAAGATTGCCGCGCGATGGGCGCATACAAGGTCGCCAGCACGGCGCGGCCAACGTTCCTGACGAATTATTTCACAAATGCCCAAGTCACCGTGAACGGCGACTATGATTTGACGCTCCCAACGGCCCCGTCGGGCGGCTCCGCAATTATCGGATCCGCTCTTTGGGGAAGCGCTCTTTGGGGAACCGGGACTTGGGGCAGCGACGAAGACGACCAAACACGCGAGGCGATTTGGCAGACGGTCGCAGGCGAAGGAACGATGCTCGCGCCGCTCGTTCAGATCACCGGCGGCGTTGTTATCCCAATTGTCGATCTTCTGTCGGTCGACGTGGTTTTTGAAGTCGGGGACGTGCTCGTTTGACCGGGTTTGTCACGGTTGGCCGCGTCCTGTTCGGAGCGGATCAAATCGTTGCCGAATGGGTGGTTGATCGGCTTCCTGAACTTGTAAGCGTTCCTGACAAGATGGCCGCGCTTGGTGTTCTTGACCAGACAGGAACGCTGATTGGCGGCGTCATCTATCACGATCAGCGTGGAGCGGACATCACCGTTTCTATAGCGGCCTCGTCGCCACGATGGGCGTTGCCGGACACGATGGCGACGTTGTTTCAATATCCGTTCGGCCAACTTGGTTTGCGGCGGATCACGTGCCTTGTGGCCGAAAGCAACAGGCGCTCGGCGCGGTTCTGTGAGGGCTTGGGCTTCGTCCCGGAAGGGCGGCTCCGGGAAGGCGCACCGGACGGTTCAGACATGTTTATCTTCGGCCTTTTGGCGCGAGACTGCAAATATCTTCGGAGGCTGGCATGAGTAAAGGCGGAAGCGCACCAAAAGCGCCCGATCCCTACGCGACAGCAGCGGCGCAAGGCGCGGCCAATCGTGAAACGGCCATTACGCAGGCCGGGTTGAATATGGTCAATCAGGTGACTCCGAACGGCTCCCTGACCTATTCCGAAAACGGCAAGTGGTCGGACGGCACGCCGCGCTTTACCGCCACCTCTGCGCTATCGCCGACCGGGCAGCAATTGCAGGGCTTGAACGATCAAACGCAGGTGCAACTTGCCACGGCAAGCCGCGACCAGTCGCAACGCCTTGGTGGTTTGCTTGGTACGCCGGTCAACTTTGACAGCGCCGCGCCGATGCGCACGTCGTTTGGCGCAAATGATTTCTCAGCAGATCGGCAGCGCGTCGAACAGGCGCTTTTTGACCGCTTGACCCCACAAATGGACCGTCGCCGAGATCAGCTTGAAACGCAGCTTCGGAACCAAGGTTTTGCGCGCGGATCGGCTGGCTGGAACCAAGGCATGGACGATTACAACCGCGAAACGAACGACTTGCGGCTTGCTACAGTGGCTCAGGGTGGTTCGGAACAGTCTCGCCTTGCGGGACTCGATCAGGCTCAAGCGTCGTTCCAGAACAACGCGCGCTCGCAGCGGATTGCAGAAATCCTGCAACAGCGCAATCAACCGATCAACGAGACGACGGCGCTCATGTCCGGCTCGCAGGTCAGTGGGCCGAACCTTGTGTCAACACCGCAAACGGGTGTCGGCGGCGTCGATCTGCAAGGCCAAATCAATTCGAACTATCAAAACCAATTGAATGCTTACAACCAAAACCGGCAAGCGACCATGGGGGGCCTGTTCGGCGTAGGCGGCTCAATCGCAGGTGCCTTGCCGTGGGGTTCGATGTTCTCGGAGCGGACATTGAAGGAATGCGTGCGGCTTTTGACACGGCTGCGCAACGGGATCGGCGTTTACGCTTATCGCTATGTTGGCGGCGTTCAGGATCGTATCGGCGTCATGGTGGACGAAGTGGCGGCCATCTTGCCGGAAGCCATCATCAGCGCGGGCGGTCGTTCGGCGGTCAATTACTCGGAGGTTCGTAAATGGCTTTGAACATGCCTTCGACCCCGTTCTTTTGGGATGCCAGCGGCGCGAAAATGTCGCCGGATGAGGTAAAGCGCAAGCGCCGCATTGCCGATGCCATGATTGAAAAGGGGGCCGACTATTCCCCTATCGTGTCGCCTTGGCAGGGCGTGGCGCGCATCGCAAACGCTATCAGCGGAAAGTATCAGTCCGACGTTGCCGACATGGCAGAAACGAACGGGCGCAAGCAGACATCCGAAGATATTGCCGCAATGTTTGGCGACGGCAAGCAGCCCGATCTTGGGACGGTGATGCAAAAGCAGGCCGAAAACCCTTGGGGCGGCGAAATGTACGCGCCGATCGCGAACGCGCTTTTGGAACGGCAGATGGAAGACCCTGCAATTCGTCAGGCGCGCCAATTGCAATTGCAAAAGGCGCAGCTTGAACTTGAGCAGATGCGCAATCCGGTGCGCAAGCGCGATTGGGGCGTGATCGGCCAAGACGCTTACGGGAACAATCAATACGGCTGGATTGACGAGCGGGGCGGCACGATTGAGCCGTACCAGATGCCGCAGGCAGCGCAGCCCGCGACGGGCGCGCAGGTCGCATCGCCAATGGAAATCCCGCCTGCGCCTCCCGGCACTGATCCGAAGGTTTGGCGTCAAAAATACACCGAAATGGCAGCGGCGGAAGCTGAGCGGGCGCGTTCTGCCGAACGTCAGAAAAAAGCGTCCGATGTTACAAACAATGTTGTGGTGCAAGACATTGATCGGATTTTGGCGATTGGCGACGAGGCGGCGAATGACCCGCTAAGCCCGGACGTGGATAATTGGGTAGCGGGTCTAATCCCTGGCAGCGCGGTGAACCGCATTTCCGGCCTGTTGCCTTCGATTGAGGCCAATACCTCATTTGAGACGTTGCAACAGATGCGGACAAATTCACCGACGGGCGGCGCTTTGGGCGCGGTGTCGGAGGGAGAAATGAAGCTCCTGCAATCTACTAAAGGCGCGCTTCGCACGGCATTAGAGGCCAAGAATTACGACGATTTCAAATTCAACATGCGCCGCCTGAAAAACATTACGCTCGACATTATCCACGGCCCCGGCAACGGGCCGACGCGCGAGGATTTGAGCAAGCCTAGTGGATTGACGCAGGGCGGCGGTGCTGAAGCGTTGACCGCCGATCAAATCCTTGAAGAACTCCGTCGCCGTGGTGTCGCGCAATGACCGATTTGTCATCGCTTTCAACGGAACAGCTTCTTGATTTGCTCAAGCGCAAGAGCGCGGCGGATTCCATGCCCAAGCCGCCCAAAGGCGTCATCATCCACGGCGGCGATGGTAAATCCTATTCCGCGTCCGATCCGTCAATCAGCGTTGAGCGCTCGCAGTCTATCGCAGGCAACGCCGATGAAGGCCGCGCGCAGATGGCGGAACAAGAGGCTTTGCGCCGTCGTGCCAGCGGGCAAGATTTCGGGGCTGCGCGGGCGGCAATGCCGTTTTATCAGGGCGTCAGCATGGGCGGGGGCGATGAGGTCGCTTCCGCAGCGGCGGCGCTTACTCAGCCCGGAACCTTTGGCGACAATTACGCCGTCAATCAAGAAATGCAGCGGCAGGAATTGGCGCGCGAGCGAAAAGAAAACCCCGTTCGATCAATCGCCGGTGAAGTGGCGGGCGGTCTTGCGACGGGTATCGCGGCGTCGGCGGGGGC